TAGCATATTATAGTATGATGCTATAATAAAATTGTCAATATAATTAATTTATTATGGCGAACCCCCATCAATAGTAGCATAGCTAATAACCACAGGATTACTACTATTAACTCCGGTTAGCCCACTAGCGGTCACAATACCAGCCTCAAAATTACCGCTAGCATCTCTAGCCACAACCTTACTACCAGTATTAGTTGTAGTAGCATCTACAGCTAGTGTTAAAGCTGCTCCTTCACTACCACCATCTCCACCAGTAATATAGCTACCGTTTGTAACGCTAGCAACATAATTACCAGTTGTGTCTGTACCCAGAGCAACACTATTGGATCCTATAGTAGTAGAGATGTTAATAGTTCCATTACCAAGATCTGTTAGTGTTGCATTACCACTACCGGTTACGTCTCCAGTTAAATTAACAGTAACTATTGGATCTGGTTTATTAAGTATATTACTCCAATCAAGACTAGCATCTAGCTCACCTTTAGTTCCACTAAATACTTCGCTACTATTTGTAGCATCAGGGATAAATGTGAATTTACCGGTGCTATCGTCATAGCCGAAAAATCCAGTTTTTGCGCTTCCATTAAAATACCTAAATTCTATACCACGATCTTTATTATCGTCGCTTCCTGGTGCAGTATCTCCGCCCAGGGTGAATATAGCATCGTCAACGGTAACTGTGGTGCTATTAACGGTAGTGGTTGTACCATTAACAATAAGATTTCCACCAATAGTTAATGTTCCGGTTGTGCTAACATTACCAAGATTAGTTATGTTTAGATTAGCATCTAATACAATTGCCTTACCGGCAACACCTGTTCCGGGAATACTACCATCTAGATAATTAAGTTCTGTTGCGGATGATGTAAGATCTGTGATATCAGCAACTTGTATTGTTGGATCACTTAAGCTAATTGTGGTCAATCCTGTGGAATCGTTATAGTTCACACCAATACCACTACCAGCAGCGATACCACTTAATCCAATAATATCTTGAATATATTCTGTTAAGCCAGTTAGAGTATTAGCATCAACTATTGAATTAGTAGAAGAAATAGTAACTGTGCTACCATCAGCAGCAACACTAACGCCAATACCGCTGCCAGCTAAAAATCCTGTTGGCACAACAGCATTGTAATCTAAACTAGACCATACTGTAGTTCCATCACCTATTTTAAAACGACCACTATCTGTTTCATATCCGACTTCGCCAGCATATAATGTAGGATTAGCGCTTGTCCACGATGCTGCTGCTCCTCTTCTTACTTGTAATCTTGTATTAACTGGCATAATTAAATCTCCATTATTTGTTAGGAATGCTACGGCGAACCACAGTCTATATTATAACTATCCATAAAATTATCTATAAAATTACTTAATCCCATAACATCACTAGCGTAAACAATTGATGCTGTAAAACCAGAATTAATTTCAATATTATTAATTTCTGAATATTCAATTTCCAAATTATTAACAGTATTTGATATTGATGTTTCTATCTCCAATAAATTAACAGATTCTGTAATTTGTATTGTTGTACTCATTATGCGCACACCAATGCGGTATCATTACCACTATACCTCTGTAAAATAGTTATAGTGCCATATATTAATCTGGTAGTATACTTACCACCACCAACATATAAATTATCACCACTTTGTAGTTCCAAATCATATTTGGCTGTTTCAAAAGTAAAACCATTAGTTACCGAGGATGGTATTAATAGTGTTATTTTACCAATAACAGGTTCTATAGTAAATTTATATGTACTATAATCTATATTCAGTGTTGTAAAAGTTTGAACAACTCCTTTGCTTGTGGTCCAAGTTAATCTTGCACAATAATTGGTCAAATTAATAGGATTACCAAGATCATCTTTGTATACAAGAGACATCCTAAAGGAAGACCCTTGCTCAATAGAAAAATCATATCTACTTGCTGGCATAGTAGAGTACCTTTAAGATTATTGTTCTATAAGTATAATACACCTAAATAAAAAAAGCCGACCAAGAGGCCGGCTTTCTTTATAATGATCAATTGTAGTAAAGATCAGAGTGAGCCAAGTAGTACTCTGCGGTTGTCTAGAACAGCAAAACCTTGTTCTGCCCATCCGTAGAAACCAGCTCTCTTCTGACGATGTAGAGTATCGTCTTCAAAGACTTGAACTTCTTGACGAATTGGCATTATGAAACTATCTCTCTTGCGTAGATCAAGACCAACAACGATTTCTGAATCGCTGGCTGGTAGTGAACCACTAAGAACATCACTGTAGAATAGTTGATATTCTTGACCTTCACCTAGTTCATCAAGATCGTGAAGATTGACGCCGAATACTCTGTTAAGAGTACCATCAGCAGCAACATAGATCTCACGACGAGTAACTTCATCGACTTGATCAACACCCCAATTGCGGATATCTTCCATAGCTTCGGGAGAAACATATAGATCAGTCAACATACCACGATTATTACTGGCGCTATTACCGCCACCATTTCTACGCATAACAGTCTTCATTAAGGAGACTAGACGCTTGGTGAACTGACCAGCAGCAGCATCGCTATCGTAAACAACAATGTTACGATCAACACCAGCAGCTAGTAGTGTGTGCCATCCGTCATCATTCATCTTCTTAACAAACGAACTTTCTAGAACTTCCATAGCACGACCAACAACGTCCCAACGAGCATCACGAGCATACTTTAGGAGATAGTCAATCGAGGCGCCAATATCATAGGTTGGAACCATGACATAATCGCCTTCAACATGACGCTCTGGAATATAGCCGTGATTAGGAATTGTGTAAGCCACAAAGTCCTTTTCGGTGCCAGGAGCTAGGAAGTCTAGTGGAAACTCTGGAGTTGCACTTTGAGCTAATGTGATTGGCTCGAAAATGCCGTCGAGGATATCACCACTTAGGATACCTTGACGAATTGGAAGTTCAAGAGCTTTGGCGAATTCAGCATTGGCTGAAATAGCCTCTTCTCTTTGTAACGAGCCAGAACGAACAAGAAGATCTGTTAATTCTGGTGTTGGTTGAAATACTTGATTGTTGCCTGCCATGTTTTTCTCCCTTTTAATAATTTAATAAAGCTTAAGCAATATTGATTGAAACTTTTGCGTAACCGTCTGCGTCAACGCCACTTAAAAACTGACCAACCTGAACAGCGTTTGTGCTTGATGTACCAATTAGGCCACTAGCACCAACATAAGCTGGCGCGCCAGCAGCTGGGGTAATACTAGCAACTAGTCTGTTGGTTGTAACCTGTCCATTACGTAGAACAGTAACCTTACCGCCAACCTGAACTTCATCTTTGTGCCAATTAATGTGCTGTCTGGTTAGATCCAGATTAACAACATCATTTAGCAAAACGCCTAATGGACGAGCACCACTTGCAACAGCAGCATATGCTGCTACAGCATTAGAGTCGTCCATAGAGACGCCAGAACCCATAGTTACAGCTGAAACTACACCGCCACGCTCTGCGGTTGTATTCATGAAGAAAGAGATATCTGTTAATAATTCAATACGATCTGGTTTAAGAGCCATGTTATTCTCCCTTATTAAGTTTTTTACCTAGTCTGGCACATACGAATTCGACCAATTCGGCACGAGTGTTGTCAACGACGGATTCTTGCTCTCCGCCAACACCTAGTTCTACTTCGGCTTCTGTAACCTCAACTTCTTCTAGCACAGATGTGTCTGTGTTTTCTGAAGCCTTTGGTTTTTTCATCATCATTTCTTCTTCTTTTTTCATAGAAGATTTTTTAGCAGCGAGTAGTGATGTCATTGTGGCAAAGAGTTCGTCATTTAATTCATTGAATTGCTCTGCTGTAGCATCTGCCGATTCTGATTCTACACCAGCCTCAATAAGAGCGGCCATTCTCTTCATTTTCTTTTCTTTTTTGGCCATTTCTTCTTCTTTCATTTTATAAGCAGCGATAGCTTCTAAAGCGCTGTCGAGTTCTGCTTTCATTTTCATCATTTCTTCTTGCTTCTTTTTCATCTCTTCATCCATTTTTTTAGCAGCTTCTTCTTTTTGAAGATTTGATTCCTCTAGAGCTTGTCTTGTTTCTGCTAAAACGCCTTCTAGTTCGATGTTTGCTCCCTTAAGAGTATCAACAGAAGCATAAGCTTCTTTTACGAGATCTGAGCAACCTTCCATAGCTTCAAGCTTGGTTTTGATTGTGGTTACTTCTGTCATAACTGGTTCTAGATCTAAATTCATAATATTGTTCTCCACTTCGGGGGTTGTCTGATCATTAGATACACTATTTTCTGAAAAATTGTTATTTTTTTCTGTCTGTAAATTGGGTAATGAATGTTTTGTAAATATTATACTATCAGGATTTGCTGGTTTGTCAACAAAACCCTTGCCACTAAAAGTTATATCTCTAAGTACTCTACCAATTTTATAATTATTATATTCTCCTAATCCACCATATGCTCTTAAATGCTTACTAAGATATGCTGTATCATTATTTCTTCTTAATATTTTATATTCATTAGTGGCTCTATTAATTAGGCCATAATCAAATCCCTTGAAAAAACACTCCATACTAACATATTTAGTACCATTTTCTATTTCTTCAATGAGTCTATTAGATCTATCCCTAAGTTCTGGTTTACTAAATCCTTTATAAATTACAGAGCCTGTTAATATATGAAATTTATCTGGAAGATTATCTATTTCAATATCTTCATCAATAATAGTTCCTTCTTCGGTTATTGGCCAATTCGCAGTTATATGTCCTATAATTAGATTTTCATCATGGTTTAAATTTGTTGGTTTATCTTCTGGAGTATTTTTAGCTAACCAAATTTCTCTTTTGTCAAAAATATCATCATTTTTATTCCAAGAAGAACTTACTAGAATAGATTGTACATAATATAAATCTTTATCGCTTACCGATCCTAAAGATTTTATTTCAGCCATAGTAAAATTATTATCAGAAGATGGCTCTGCAACAGAAGCATAGACTATTGATGCTGATGCTTTGATTTGATTCTCTAAACCGTCAGCAATTTCTGATTCAAAAATTTCCATAATATTTTACTCCATTAGTTATGGTTATTCATACACCATAGAATAAAAGGATGCCTTGGCCTGTTTTTGTTCATCTATAGTTAATTGTCTATTTAAGTCATTACTAATTTGTTTAACATAAATCTGATAATTAGCATATTCTTTATTACTATTAAGGTTATGCAGAGAATGCTTTATAGATTCTTGGTCTATTTGGGAAAATGGCTTTAGATCGAACAATACTTTAGTTTTTATATGTTCTAGTTCTAGTGTTTGCTCATTGGATAAACTTCTCACATTTTTTTTATCGTAAAACTCAAGCATTACTGGATTGATTATTTCTGCAATTTTTTCTTGGGCATTTGTGGCCCAAATTGCTATACTAGCTCCTGTTCGTGGTCTAAATGTTTTTTCTTTTCTTTGCTGTGTATCTTTGGAATTTTTGGGTCTTCCTTGTTCTGGTTGTCCTGGCAAAGATTCTGGCGAATCTTTTGCCAACCCAGTTGGTGGCTTTGTCATCATTGATTGTCGTAGTTCAAGAACCGTCTTTTCTCCATTCTTCTTTTTTTCTAGACTTAAACCAACTTGACTAGGAGTTGCTGCTCCAGACTGTAAGGCTATCTTCTTAAGAGCATTTTCTACTTGAGGATCGTGCCACGGACCAGATTTTTTAACCATTCTATTTGACTGTCTTTCTCTTTGTTCTCTATTTAATCTTACCTTTTCCATATCTGGATCAAAACCAAAACGTTTCTGTAATAATTCATCGCTAACTAGATTTCTATCAGCTAATTGAATTAATAGTGATTTCTCTGCCTCTTCATTGCTTAGATCCATTCTGTCAAATTCAATTTTAGCTGGATATTTAAATCCCATGGCTTTTTGTACTATAGCCATTTCTTTTTCCCAAAATTCTGTAATTACATCTCTACCGTACTGTAGTCTTTGTGTTAAGGTTTTTAGAGATATAAAATTATTTGTTGTTCCTGCTGCTCCAAATGTACCGGTGAGAGTCGGAGGAATACCAAGACCGGCGTAAACACTATTCAAATGTGGAGTATATTTACCTTCACCTAAAAAGTTATGAACATTAGTATTACTCTCTAATAATTCGATGTCTGGTCCCCAAACAAGATCCATTGTGCCTCCGCCAACATTGTTCCCTAGAATTTGTGCTAGTTTAGCGGTTGCCGCTTTTGTTGGAGCAATTTTATGCTCTAAACTTCCTAACTTGAAAATACGAATATTACTGATAGCTCCGTCAAGAGCTGCCATATCTGCTAATTTGAGTTTTTCTAAAACAATAATATCGTCCATAATAGCATAGATCATAGGAAATGCCCAGCTTTGCCAATCGTCTTTTTTATAGTGATTAACAATAGTTTTGTTAGGATCCAAAGGATAAGCTTTTCTTGTTTTGGCTGCTTCGATGATTGCTGGGGGTAAATTACCTATAACTGATTTTTCCGCTTCTGTTTTTGGAGCATTTATAATTCTTCTTAAAGATGCTGGTAAAACAAGTTCGTATCTTTTTTCTGATGTAAATGATGCTAAGGGTCCTGCTGCTACTTCAACATAAACTGGATCAATAAAAGTATATTTCCAAGGAATTTCTCTTTTTTCAACTTTTATATCATCTATGTCATTGATATATTGATCCGGACCACCAAGACTTTTATATAATGTATCTGTTACTTTAACATTAACTTTAGCTGTTTGTCTATTAATAACAACATTGCCAACTTTATATAAGTTATTAAGAAATCTTTCGCTTCTATCTTTACCATTGATCTTTTTGAACCACTGCTTAAAAAATCTTTCTATTCTTTTGTTTCTGTGTACTGGTCGTATTCCCTGCACAGCAAAGTCTGCCATTAAATCAATAACATTTTTTACTAATCCCACCTTTTGATAGATATCATCTGCTTTACGAATTATACTCTTGACTCTGGTGGGTACTGTTTCGTCTGGTCTAAAAAAGTCGTAGTCTGATCTGGTTAATCCTGGTCTACCAGAAGTATTTGAATCTAGATTGCTAAAATCCAAACTATATCTACGAGCACCAGATGCATGATTAACGCCAATAAATTCTGTTAAAGATTCTGATGCTGTTCTTAGGGCCTCTTTTTTAGAATCAATATCATCACTCCAAGCAACATAAGCTTCTTCTCCAATAGAGGGAGCGTCGTTAATTGGACTATTTTTGGTGGGTTTTTTAGCCATATTTTATAATACTAATGTAATGTAATTGTAATAGTAATGTACACCTTTATTTGTATATACCATAAAATTCAGAGTCGTTTGCTCCTGATGTGAACCAATCTGGACCTTTGTACATTTGACCATTTTGTCCTATCAAATTTCTAGCATTACCACCAACAACATCGTATTCAATAGATTTTATTGATCGATGCATTTGTCTAGCTAACATATTAGCAATTAATAATGAACTATATCTATCTTTTCGCAATCTTCCTTTTTTCCCATTTTGTAATTTTACTTCTGGAGTATCCCATCTATCTCTAGCATTTGATCCTGTGCTAGTTTGTGTCATAACAATAGTTGTTAGTTCATTTTTTAATTCTTCAATTTCTAGTATACATTCACTTAAACTATCATATAAAGGAGTAAGATCGTGTCCAAGAATATCTTTGCCTTCTGAATCTAATGCTAATCCAAGTGTTAAATTATCAAATCTAGGAAATAGCAATACTTTATCTTCTAAATCTTTTCTTAATCCATGATTTGACTGACTAGTCCATTCTGCTTTAGCAAACTGTACAAGTTCAAGTATGTGTAATCCAGCTTGATCATCTGTATCTTTATTTTTATTTCCGTCTATTATAGGCCAAATTAAATTTTCACCTTCTTCTAGTTTATTTGGATCGTGTAGAGCTTCTTCTATTGCTACTCCTCCTCCCTGAGCATCCATTCCTATCTTAACACAAGGAAAAATCTTCATAAGATTTCTAATTTTTCTAGCACAAAATCCATAGAAATCATGATCATTAATAAGTCCTGTTTTTTGTCTTTCTTTAAAATTGCTTCTATTAGTCGTCCAACAATAAACAACTCTGCTGTGATCAGGATGTAGTTCTAAAACCGTGATGCTAAAATTATCTTTTTCGCTAGCCGGGTCAACACCGTATACATAACTTAAATTAGCATTACCTTTTACTGCCGCGTCAAAAACTATTGGCCTATCATTATGTTTGATTGGACTAATGTCTGAAGCAACACAAGATTCTATAAGACTACGTCTGAAGAACCCTTCACTATCGTTAACAAAACATGCTGCATATTCCATATTATAAATAGCAGTATGAATAGTAGCTTTTGCTCTACTAACCTGTTTATCATCCATAAATCCTTTTGGAATAAGCTCATATGGTATTCTAATAATACTATAATCTTTCCAATTAAAATTACTTGGTATTTCACCATTAAATATTTCTTTTAGTTTAGTAGTATTTCCCTTACTCTCTATGATTGATTTGTATCTTTTCCAATAACTAGCAAAATGTTTAAAACCATAGTCAGCTGTACCGCTAATAATTGCCTGATTACCCATTTTATATTCTAGTACTTCCAATTCTTCGTTCCATAATCCAGCCTCTATCATAGCTTGTTTTTTAGCTTGTTCTTTCACATTTTGTATTGGACTAGCACTAACAGCAGCGAACCCTGAGACTACTGTTTCATAAATATCTGGAGATATTGATGCGAACTCGTCTGCGATGATAATATGTGCTCTTAATCCTCTAATCTTGCTACCATCGCCCATAGGAATCGCAATAGTCCAACTGTCCCCTAATCGAATCGTACACCTGTCCACATCACGACGCGGACCATCATCGTTTCCATTGAAGATACTGCGTAATATTGGACTATTTCTCCAAATAGTTTCCATATATTCGAATATGATTTTACTTTGTCTAAATGCCGCTCCTACCACAACAATTTTTGTTCCTGGAAAGAATGCGCATCGTAAAACACAATATAATGCTAATAAAAAGCTTTTACCCCAACCACGAGATGCTATATACATTGGAAATGCTCGTATCCAAAATTCTTGTAGAATAGCGGTTTGTATAGGATGAAGTTCTATATCAAAAAGGAGCTTACATGTTGATGCTATATATTTTGGATTGCGTAAAATCTTCAATAGATGTAAATCAGGATTTTCTATTTCTTTTTCGGTTCGATGAATCATCGGATTGTCTGGTACGATAATATCAGACAAATTACCAAGATTTAACCAAGCATCATCAAACTTCTTTTTTATTGTTGTATTCAAGTTCATATACTTTTTTCATTAGTGTTAGAGCTATTTTACTAGCGTTTTCAGAATCACCACAAAATAATATGTGAATATTATATTTTAATTGAATTTCTAGTAAATTTTTAAGTATGAAACCGGCCGTAATTTTAATCTTGTCCCACATGTGTTTGGGAATATTGCTACCAATAGGATATCTATAAATATCATTCAAATCAAATTCCATAATAAAAAAACGATACTTATATGAAACCATTCGATTGATCACATCCTTAAATCGACTTTCAGTAATATTATTAGCAAATTCACTCACACTTTTTTTGCGTTCTATACATAATAAATCTTCTAATCCCTCAACGCTGTAGTCTCCGGTATCCAATTTGTGATTAGCAATCGCACAGCGATCAAAATCCCACGGCTGCTGCTCGCGTGTGTCTATAATCACTTTAAAATTATTGTAGTCTACCATCTTTGCGCGCCACTATTTGAGAGAATGAACTTTCATAAATTTCTTCCATACCATGTATCATTTTGTGATGAAGTCTGCATAAGGTTATTCCGTTTGAAATTTGATATCGTAGCGAAGGATATTCGCTCCAAGTTTTAATATGGTGAGCATTTAATTTATTTTTTTGATTGCATCCGGGCCACTGACAAGTATGGTTGTCTCGTGAATAGACCGCTTTTCTCCAGTCTTTGTATAATTTATCTTGATAGTTGCGAAATGTCATGGTTAACCATATCCCTTACTAGTTCGTTAAAAGATATTTGTGGTTCCCAATTTAAAGATGTTTTTGCTTTGGCTGAACTGCCCCTTAGATATTCAACTTCCGCGGGGCGAAATAGGTCGTGATCAATTTCCACATGGTCTGATGAATTTAACCCAGCAACAGCAAATGCTTGGTCCAAAAAGTTTTGTACGCTCCAAGTGTTTCCTGTGGATATTACATAGTCATCTGGCTCTACCATTTGCATCATCATATACATAGCACGAACATAATCTTTAGCATGTCCCCAATCTCGTTGTGCAGAAAGATTTCCTAGTTTGAGCTTCGCATGGGTTTGGCCATTTTTAAGTTGACCAATATACTTGGTTATTTTTCTGGTCACAAAGTTTTCGCCGCGTCGCGGACTCTCATGGTTAAATAGTATGCCACAGCATCCGTATATGCCGTATCCTGTTCGATATATTCTTACCATGTTGTGAGCTGCTAGTTTTGATATTCCATATGGACTTTGAGGTAAAAATTGAGTATTTTCATCCTGATATTTTTGACCAAATGCGCTCACGCTATAATTATATCCAAACATTTCGCTGGTGCTTGCTTGGTAAAATCGTGTTTTGGGAGAATAGTTGCGAATAGCTTCTAATAAATTTATGACACCTAAAGTATTAATATTAAAAGTTGTGGTGGGTTGTTTGAAACTGGTTGCCACATGACTTTGAGCAGCAAGATTGTATAGTTCAGTTGGGCGATATTTATTAACAATATCGTTGCATCCTGCTGGATCTGTAAGATCAAATTCTTCCAGGATAAACTTATCTGATTTTAAGTGGGAAATTCGGTCAAAGTTAATACTGCTACTTCGTCTATACAAACCAACAACAGTATAATTTTTCTCTAGTAAGAGTTCTGCTAGATAACTTCCGTCCTGTCCGGTTATTCCTGTTATTACAGCTATTTTTTCCATAATTTATTCTACGCTTTCTGGTGTTAGGAATGGTTTGTCCACATTATTATCAGCATATGCGTGGTAATCGAAAAGGTTCTTTTTGGCTTTTTCTGTGGCCATTGATAATATTTCCATTTCTCGTCCTTCTTTTTCTCTCAACTCTTCATCCTCTAACATTCGTATTAATCCAACCCAACTACTTTTACCATCTTCGATACGTTTAATACGCTGTTCTCTTGTGGCTTTTAAATCTTTACTTATTTTTTGTTGTTCATTTAATAATTTAGTATATTCATTAGTATAATTTGCTATGCTATTTCTTGAGAAGCTTAATTGAGTTTCTAAACTGGTTAGTCGTGCTATATCTCTTTGGTCTTCTGGTTTGTCGTATTCCTTATCAACTTCGTTTTGTAATTTTTCTGTTGCAGATATGTGGCGCTTTCGTTCTTTCATGCTTCTATTAATTAGTATATCGATAGTGATAAATTGTTTGATCTGAAGTTCTTCTGCGGGCAAAACGTCTTCTCTGAATTGTTTAATTAAATTAATCCAGGTATTTTCAAAATATTCTAATTCTCCACTATCTTCATCAAACTGTCGTACTATTTCGTTCCAGAAAGTTTTGCTGTGAAGTTTGCGTTTTAGTACAGCGTTATCCTTTTGTTCGTCTAATGAATACAATTGATTTTCATCAATATAACGATTAATAGGATTAATGCTACGATTTAAATCTGCTGCTATTTCATCAGGGCTTTTAACCGATATATTATCTTTAATATACTGCTCTTCTTCTAAACTAAGCTGTCCTCTTTTCCGGGGGATTTTATTATTATCTGTCATGATTAAAGTCTTTCATTAATTCCATAATATGATTTTTTAATTTTTCCAATAGGGGCTTGTTTAGTTTTAATCCATTCTTTAATCTTAAATAGCTTTCTCTAAATTCTGGTTTAACAATATTATTATCAAGATAATGAATAATTTCTTTGTTTTTAATAATATCTAGTGGATCTTTGTGGTCTTCTTTTTCAAAAGTATTTTCTATACTCTGAAAAGTCATAATATTTTTTTTACTATTATTTCGCTCAGACCATGAAAAATACAATTCACAATCATCTTTGTTTGTATATTTTGAACACTGGTTGTTCGACTCTTTGTATAACAAATCGTAAAAAGGACACGTTAAGCAGGGTTTATCGGGCCTTTGGTAGTTGTTTCTTTTGTAGTTAAATAATCGGTTGCGAACGTGGGTCCAAAGAAAGTTTTCTAGGGGCCTCGTGTTATCAAATTTTTCCAAGCCTTCCATAGCGAATATGGCGGCTTGTTGTTTCATATCATCAATATCATGATATCCGAATCTAAATTTATGGACCAATCTTTTTGATATATTATTTAAAACTTCTAAAAATTCTTCTTCTGTTACTCCATTATTTAGTATCTTTTGTGTCTTCTTCTTCTTTTTGGTCATTTAATAATTCTTCTAGATTTTTACCATCTGGTAATTGTAGCTCTTTTGATATATCTTGTACAGATCCTAGGGCTTTTGTGGTCAATATTGAGTCAATTACTATATCGGGAATATTTGGTTCATTTTTCATAAAAGCTCCTTGCGTTTTTTGGCCAACACAATATTATAATGAGTTATACACTTTAGTCAATTTTAGGAGCAAAAAAATGGCGAATTATAAGAAATGGCTACAAAACGAATTGGACTTTATCTCTAACAACCAAAATCTAATGAATGATGAAACATTAGCATCAAAACTGAGTGAAATGACTGGACAAAATGTTACTAAAAGCATGATTCGACGTCAACGCCGCAAGCTCAATATTAAGAAAAGCCGTGGGCGACCAAGAAAAATTAAATTGGTAGACTCGTCAAATATGACACATATTGAGTAAACTGGCCAATTCATTGTGGTGGTCGGTATTGTGTTTACATCACCCCGCGTTTTCGGGGGAAATACCCCCCATCGGAGGGAAAACAGAAAAACCCCCCATAGGTGGGGAAACGCTCTAGCAAACCCTGTACCAAAAACTCAAAAACTTACAATGCCGTAAGAATACGATTCGACTATTTTTTTTTCTTGCAAATGCCGATACCTAATGTAGAATGATGGCATGATGATGGAAACCCAAACCCAAAAGGCTAATAAGATGCAAACCGCATACGCTCCCGTTCACGCCGGCCACTACATTTTCGCCACCCGCAAGGATGGACGCGATTTTGTGGGCCATATTCAATCGGTCAAGGCTCTCGCCAAGGGTACATTCGTGGTGGTGAGGATTGCCGATGACGTAGACGGGCCGGTTTATAAGTCGTTCTATCTGGAAAGTCTCGACTCTTGGGCGACTCACGAGGACTATAGCGTTCTCGCCCACGATTATAACCTGTAAGGGTTATATAAGTAGGAAAGATAAACCGAATCCTCCCCCAAAGGGGGGTAACTGCCAAAATGGCAGAAAACCCGCGATTTCTGCCAAAATGGCAGACCAGCAAATCTTGTGCCAAATCATTATCGGGGAAGTTTTCACCAGCATGATTTTTGTGATTTCTTTTCTTGATTTTGCCGATACATAATGTATCATCCAGGAAAGGAAAAAGAAAATGAAAAAGTTTCGCCCCTACGGTTCGGATGACGGATACGATTACCAGAAGGATAACCGCTACGGTGAAGTTGACGATTACGTCAAGTTTGTCGAGCAGTGGCGGAAGGATCAGGCCGAGAAGAATACCCCCAAGAATGAGGAGAGCAAATGAGCGATTTTGAGCGTATCATTTCCGACAGCATGATCGACGAGGATGGGCGGGAGTGGATTGTTGAGGATGCTACGGGTTGGGATGATGAGGAAGTATACATGGATTATGAGGAAGATGCAGACTGGGACGTTTACGGTGAGGAGGAGTTCGCATGACGATTCTGGAAAGCGATTGCTGCTACGCTCCAGTTGTGCTGGAGGACATTTGTTCACGATGTAAGGAACATTGCGATCCTATCTGGGTGGAAACCGAGGAGGATAACGGGCAGCCCGGATTCCTTCCGGGAACCTAACCCCCTCGATGGTAGGGAAACAGCGAACTCTCCCCCGTAAGGGGGGTTAACTGCCAAAATGGCAGAAAGGCCGCGGTTTCTGCCAAAATGGCAGGCACTGCAAATCCTGTGCCAAATAACATGCCAAAAAATCTTTTTTTCTTCCTATTTTTTTTTCTTGCGTTTGCCGATATGTAATGTATAATCAGAGTATCACAAGAGGAGAGATGAAGATGAGAAAGTTTGGAACGGTTCAGATTGGTTTCGGTTTCGAGTGTGAGAAGAACGATGGCAAGCAGTACGCTGGCCATATCGTCAAGGTGGCCGCATACTCTCGCGGTACGCTGGTCACGATTCGATGGGATGATGAGGAAGGCCCGAATCATCGGTCGCTCTACCTTGAAGATTGCAAGGTCTGGTACACTGAGGAGCCCTCCCTAGTCTGAGGGGGTTGTGCAGTCAGGTAAAGTTTGGTACATTCCGTTTTTCACTTCACCAAAGGAATAGATCATGAGTTTCCCGATCATCGAAAATGCCAAGCGTCAAGCCTACCTGTGCTTCGTGGGATTGGCGATCCCTTGCGACAAGCGTACCGTAGACGGCGGAACGATTCGCAGTGAGAAAGTTCTGAAGTTCAATCGGTCTGCCATGCGTGATAGCGTGAACGTCAAGGCCGAAAAGGTTGACCCCCGCATGGGTCTGGGTGAGGATACGATGATTGTGAAGGTGGGCAAGCCGGGAAGCCGGGAGAGGGTGGAGGCTTTGCGGTCGCAGTACGAGGCTACCCTCACTATGGGGGAGGAGATTAGCCCCTTCGCTTGGGAGGGGTGACCCACCCACAAGAGGGGATCTGTCAAGTTGGCAGCCGACTGCCAAAATGGCAGAAACCGCGGCTTTTCTGCCAAAATGGCAGGCGTAAGCAAATACCGTGCCAAACAACAAAATATTATTTTTGGTATTTTTATGGTTGACATTCAAGGAACCGACTGTAGAATACCGATATAGAAAGTAGGAGAAAAAAATGTTTATCTTGACAATCTCTCTTGCGTTTGTTATGCTGTTCAGTGTGGTTTCGGCCGTTTATCTTTCGCTCTAAGGTATAAAAAATGATTGATAATAAAATCAAAAATGCACTGAATCAGATTTGGGGAAGCGAAAGCCATAATGTGACATTTATCGGCTTGGCCGATGGTACGCTCTATGCTGAGTGTGCGGAAACCCTACAGTGTAAGCGTCTTACTGATCTCAACTATCAGAACGTGCTGAACGATATGTTCTATGATTATTGTGTGGAAAAGGCCGCTTGGATGGGGGTTTCGTAGTCCCCTTGTTGTGGGGGTTGATTTGTCTTATCCGATCCTATCGGATTGGCAAGGTGGGCTATAGTCAGCCAAAATGAGGGCCTAATGGAAATCTTGGTCGGATTGGTATTGACAGTGTGGATTGCGGGTAGTATGATTCTTAGTATGATTTGGTTGCTTTCACTGGAGTAGAAAAATGAACTATACGGAAGCGGTTGCTCTGGTTCACGGTAAGACGAATCGTAAGACTCGCAAGGTTGGTAATAATACCTATGCGGAAATCGAGTACGATAACAGTGTTTCTATTCGGTTGCATGGTACGGCCGTTGTACGGTTTTATCCTAACGGGCTGGTGAAGTTGAATAGTGGCGGATATCATACCCTTACCACAAAAAAGCGAATAAATCAGTATTCTCCTGTTAAAGTTTACCAGCGAAAGTATGAATGGTTTTTGCAGGATGGTACAGAGTTTGAAGATAATATTCTCGTTAACTCTTAAAGAAAGGGGCAAGGGATGGCCGATATGAACTGGGTATATATTGGTGTGGGATTTGTTTGCGGTGTTATTGCTAGTTACTTTGTTTGTGATCTTGTTTTTCCAATAAGGAAGCATGATGAATAAATATGATTATATTATTTTGACCGGATCTTTTATCCTGGGTTGCCTCACAGTTTACCTAATCCACTAAATATCACGGGCTGCCAAAATGGCAGTTTCCGCGGCCGATCTGCCAAAATGGCAGGCTAGCAAACGGTGTGCCACAAAAATCTTTTTTTGACTACATTTTCTTTGCTTGACAAGCCGATATCTAACTGTAGAATCAAAGCATCACCCCAACGGAGAAACGACGATGAATCAGTTTCCACGAATGGCCGGTCTGCTCGACGATACCGACACGATCAACGCTTTGCTCTCTCAACTGGCCGACGATGGTACGGTCGAGCCGATGGTCGAGCCGATTGACGATCCCAGTGTCCAAGTTGATTTTTGGGATTGGGCCGATACGATTGGTATTGTGGATGAGTTTGAGCCGCAGATGATGATTGACGCGGATGGCGTTGCGTGGTATGTTGACTGAAAGGAACTAAGATGAGTCACCCCGATCCCCTTCACGATGAGGAGAACACGATGGATTTCGATATCAACTATGATGACCACAATGATTTTTGGGGTTTGCCAGAAAATGAGCTGGATGAAATCCGTGATCAAATGAATGAAGATGAAGGTTATGACGATGACTATGATGACAGCATGGATGGCGATCACGAATCCGGCCTCGCCAGTGCTGGCTGGGGAACCGATGAGGACTACGGTTTCTACGGCGATTATAACGAGGATTACTGAAAACAACCCCGATCTGCCAAAATGGCAGCGGGGCCGCGATTTCTGCCAAAATGGCATGCAAAGATTTTCTCATTTTTTTTCTTGACAGTGCCGATCTATATGGTATGCTTGAAGCATCACCCCAAAGGAACCGAAAATGACTTACAACGGCTACTCTAACTACGAAACGTGGGCTGTTCAGTTGTGGATCGACAATAGTGAATCGTCAAGTGCGTACTGGCGTCGGCTTGCGGAAGAGATTTATAATCACAAAGCAGCAGAGCAGACTTACTTTAGTAGGACTGAGGATGCCGCTTGCATTCTGGCCGACAAACTCCGCGACAGTTACAACAGCGGAATGGAACGGGTTTTGAGTGACGCTAACGCGAACGGAACGGTTTGGGCCGATCTGCTGAACGCTAGCGTGTGTGCTGTCAACTTCGGAGAGATTGCTAAGAATCTCATGGAAAGTGTGATTCCTGCTGCTGTTGAGGCTTGACAAACATTTTTCTTGTGGTATGCTAGTTTTATTGAGTGAAGGATTTCTAAACGAAAGGGTTTGATATGAACGATATGATTTTGTTTGCTACGATTGCTTGCTGTGTTGTTGCTGGTCTTCTGGCTTTTGCTGTTTTCCATCTTTATCGTGGACTGCGTGATAGTCTGACCAATGCTAGGATTGGTGGAGTTTATAACTTTGAATACGTTCAGCCCGTTACGGGTTTGCCCGAACGATTTATGGCTAAGGTGTTGGAAGTGCATCGTTTTTCTGACGATTACATTTCTCGCCTGAATAGCACCAGTCGCTATCGTAGGGACGATCCTAACTTTGAGCGTAGCCGTCATCTTGTGACTGCCCAAACGCCTGACGGTAAGATTCGCAACTTCTACGCAGAGCGTACACGCAACGTGCGTCGTCCCCTTCTTGGTGGGGTTGCTTTCAAGACCGGCTTGGCCAGCCTCCTCTTTTGAGGGGGTTGTGCTAAGGCTCTGCCAAAATGGCAGGCCGGCCGCGGCTTCTGTCAAAACGGCAGTTATTTTTTGTGGATTTTTTCACTTGACAACCACACCAATGCCGATACAATAAGCGTATGACTACTACAAACTGTTATTCTGGTTATTCTTGGCGTGTTTTTCAACATAATCGTTTTGTTGGTTATGTTGTTGCATTGAGCGAAACGGACGCTGTTCGTAAGGCTCAGGAAAAGTATGGTTACTATATTTGGATTGAGAGAATGATTGGATAGTCTGGCCCCGTAGTATAGTGGTTAGTACACCGGGCTTTCATCCCGGAGACTGGAGTTCGATTCTCCACGGGGCTACTGTTTTTTTTGGATAGACCATTGGCACAGGGCAGTATCATGCTTACGCTCAAAGATTTGGCTAAGGCTAAAAAGTTCTTGAAAAAGAGTTATGCACTAGGTCACTATAGTCCTGCTAGGGATAAGTTGGCTTATGAGTTGTGTGCCATGAATCATGTGCAACGTAGCGACACTATTGAGGCTATGGTTTTTGGTCTTTATAAAAAGTATGGATATAACACTTATAGGGAAGGCGGCCTAAAGAAAACTTATGATCTTTGGGCGAATGACGAAAAAATCGAAATCAAAAGCAGTCTTGCTAAAAAGTGTGTGGCTAGAAAAGGGAGTGTATATTATACCTATACTTTTTCTGGTATCAAGCCTGAGCATTTTGATAGACTTGTTTTGGCCTATGTTACGCCCTATGGTGTGAATCTGAATATCTTGACAAAGCGAGCAGTATATGCTAGAATCCGTAATGGATGCTTTACGCGAGGATCGCAAGGATATGCTATTCGACAAGGCAAGGGTGACAAGATGATCGGTCAACAGTTTTCTAACTTTTTAGAGTTGACAAACCGATAACATTAGTGTAGAATCGTAGCACAGGAGAACAAAAATGACACGAGACGAGTTGGCTAAGATTTTGGAAACGTTTGCTTGTTGTGTGATTAGTACCAGCATGAGCGGTATGGACGTTGAAGAACAATACCAAAATATTGCTAGTGGTATTGACAAGATTGCGGAAACCGTTATGCTGTTTGTGGATCGTCCGTTGCCTCGCCCTAGTATCAACTAAAGGAAGAAAAAATGCCCAACTGGTGCTTGAACAAGTTGACCGTTGAACACGCCGATCCTGCTATGGTTGACCGGTTTGTGAAAACATACAACAAGGGAACTGTATGTAATGAGTTTATTCCCGAACCTAGTGATATTGGAGAAGGATGGTGGGATTGGCGTATCAACAACTGGGGAGTAAAGTGGGATATTGGGGCTGATGAAGGCACTGATAGGGAAGAATGGCATGGCTTGAAGGCTACTGTTGTTGGTAATCAGGCTAGTTGTTCTTTTGATTCTCCTTGGGGACCGCCCATTGGATTGTATAATGAGTTGACAGATTTGGGATATAATGTAAAAGCATCCTATTTTGAGCCGGGTATGGCTTTTTGTGGACTCTATGATAATGGTGTGGATAACTATATTGAATATACCAGTAAAGATATGATTCCTATTGCTGTTTGGAATGATTTTGATTTGACTAACTTTTTTGCTGACGATGAGATAGAAGCCTAAAAGAAACCCCGCCTGCCGAAATGGCAGAGGGGCCGCGATTTCTGCCAAAATGGCACAAATATTTTTTCAAGAACCCCTATTGACAAGCCGATACTAGATTGTAGAATGATTGAAGAACAAGCAAACGCTTGTTGGCTATGTCGGGCCGAGTAGCCGGTAAAAACGGTAGTTGATGTCCTAGGAAACGTCTTCTACAATCGGTCCTAACAATACAAACTTCCGTGGGTCCATGCTCAAGGGACTAGATAGGGATAAGCCATTACGATAAACCTACGGCTGTTATGCAGCGTGGGGTTGACAGCGGGCTTATACGCTGTATAGTAGTGCCTATCTATGTGGGATTGCGTCCAGACCACGGCCAATACAATACGGGGTTATAAGGTAGTTCCCAAAAGGTTCTGATCAAACTTTTTGGTAAAATATACCGATGAGATACGTGAACCTATTAGCATATGAACCATGGTTTTAGTATGCTAATAATGTAACGGCGGGTTTGAATCCCGATAACCTCTCCAATACAACCAGTAACCGCTTGAATAGCAAGGTGATGAAATACTGATCATATTTCTAGGGACCAATGTCGTGGGCGGTTTACACCATGTCCGTAACAGGGTAGCATGGTGAGCAAGAATCGGGGCGTAAAAGATTCGCTGGTTTTTTCTTATTGACATGACGATAAAGAATGGTATAATGGTTGAAAAGGAGAGAATGATGGAATGGCTTAGTTTTTTTGGTTATCGTCGCCCTATTAATGGTCAAAAGGTTTATTACTTTGGGCCAGATATTGGGGTGTGGCAGGGAAGGTATGAGATTCATCGTGATGATCCTGTGAGTGAACATATTCTTATTTGTGAAGAAAGTCCCGGTCTTGTAGATCGTATGGATGCTCCGTGGTGGATGCCATATGAGGGACAAAAGAAACCACAACGACCAGAGACTGATTACCCA